CAGACGCCGCTTGATGACGTTGGCGTCCTTCTGGTCGACGGTCTGCATGCTGTTCTTGAACCGGCCCGGCGGCACCCCGCCCGCCCTGAACCAGTCGTCAGAGAACTTCTGCGCCGCAAGGCCCGTCGACACCGTCACGGCATACGCGCCGATCGGCGACATGCCCCACACGCGGCCCGGAAGCTGGAACCACGGGATATGCACGACGTCCTCGTTCGGCAGCCGCTCCCCCAAGTACGAGAACTTGGGATTCGTGAAGGAGCCCGGCTCCCCCATCGACGCCATCCGGTCCTCGCACAGCACGAACGCCGGGTCCAGCCACTCGATCTCGGTCGGAACCTCCAGATAGTCCCGGGCCGTCACCACGCCGACCGCATTGCCGCGGTAGGCCAGCGACGTCACCGCCCGGAACACCCAGTCGTGCAGGGTTCCCTGCGCGGACGGCTGTGTGAGCAGGCTCGGCAGCGGCAGCTCCTGCTTCGTGTCGCCCATCTTCCGGTACACGCACAGCGGCATCCCCGAGATCGTCGCCGCCAGCAGCCGGCCGGCGGCGAGCACCGGACCGAGCCGGAGCGCCCCCTCCTCGGTGACCGCAACCGGTGACGCCAGACGATCGGCGGGCCAGGAGACCGTCGACGAGTCGATCATCCGTTTCTCTTCGCCATGCCGCAGAAGCCCACGGAACGGGTTACGCATGACAGCCCCTTCCGCTAGAAGATCGATTGCAGGACGTCGTAGTGATTGCCCTCAAGCAGGTGGGATCGGGTCACGAAGCTCCAGCGGGCCAGCGTCATCGCCACCAGCGGGCTGATGTCGCCCTCCACGCCCTTCGTCGTCCACGCGATCGTCTCGCCAGTCTGCCTGGTCTTCGCCGAGGCGACCGCCACGTCGAGGTGCCGGTTCGGGACGACGCGGAACGACTCCTCGCGGACCGCCTCCAGCAACTGGCCTGCCGCCGCAGCCATATCGACCGCGTTCGTCACCGCTAGATCGCCCGGCTCCGGCGCCTCCAGATCCTCCGGACGCTGAAACCCCGCCTTGTCCAGGGCGGTCTCCAGGAATGCGAACGTGCCGCGGCCCATCGCGAGCGCCACCGGCTCCAGAGCCTCCCGCAGCTCCACCAGCCGCGGGATCAGCCACTTCGTACCCGGCCGATAGTCCGCGAGCTGCACATGGCCGAGACCGTCCTCGCGCAGCCCGTACACGCACACCGCGGCGTAATCCCTGAGCGGCGAGATGTCGATGCCGAGCGCTACGCCGCCCTCGCGATCGCGCTGCGACCCGCCATCCGTCAGTCGCGCCCACGCCGCCGGATCCACGACCGTGTTGCCCTGCGAGATCTTCGGCCAGATGCACAGCCGCTCCCGCGCGAAGCCTGCGTTGCCCATCGAGCGGCGCTCACGCAGGATCGTCTCCTCCGTCAGCCGCATCCCCAGCGCCGGATTCGACGCCGCCCACAAACTGCGGTCGTCCAAGTCCAGGTCATCGAGATGGTCGAGGTCGCCCTCGATGCCCCAGTCCCGCCAGCCCAGACTGTCGTCGCCGCCCGCATCCGCCCGGCGCTTCAGGTTGAACATGACCTCGCCGGACTCGCCGTTCAGCGGCGGCGACGAGGTGTAGATGATCTGCGCGTTCGGGCGGGCCGCCATCGCGGGCATCAGCGCGTCCTGCTGCTCGGCCGTGAACGCGAACGACTCGTCGATGATGACGAGGTCGCCGGAGAAGCCGCGGCCCGAACCCTTACTGCGGGCCACGAACTTGATGCGGGCCTCGGTGTCGAGACGCTCGAAGCCCTCTTCGCCGTTCGTGTTGACGACCTTGACGAGAACACCGTCGACGTCCCACAGGTTCTCGTTGTTCGGATTGACCTGCTTGCCGAGCCGTCGCAGCAGCGTCCGACACCGCCGGAAGGCCTCCATCGACGTCTTGTACTCGTGCGCCGACCACATGATCAGCTGCTCGCCCAGCAGCAGAAACCCGGCGAGAGCGCGGATCTCGAGGATCGAGCCCTTTCCGTTCTGCCGGGCCACGATCTCCCCGTACTCGTAACACGCCCACTTGCCGTCATCGCGGCAGGCCAGCATCAGATTCACCGCATCCGCCTGCCACGGATCCGCGACCAGGCCGGCCTGCTTCGCCAGCTCGCACGCCTCCGGACCCAGCGTGTACTCGTAAGGCGGCGCCAGCTCAACCCTGGGCTTGCTTGCGCCTTTCAGCGATTCGCGCCGAGAGGTCCGAGACACCCGAACCCCCAGACGTCTCTGCCGGAACCGCTACGGAACCCTTCTGGCCCTGCCGAATTTCAGCGATAAGGCCCCGAAGGGCGGTCGCCTGCTGCCGGGACTCCGCCAGAAGTCCCGAGACATCGACGGATTCGCCCGAAGTCTCTTCGTCATCCCCGTTGACCTGCGAAGACGCCCGCAGGATTATGGTGTTGAGCACATCGAGCCGGTCGGCGATACGGCAGGCCTCCTCCAATAGCACCGAGTGCGCTGGAGTCAGAGACCACGACGCCGAAGCCTCCCGCCAGAGCCGGGAACCCCGTTCACCGAGACCAGGCGGGAAATCTGAAGCCATTACCCACCACCCCATGATCATCGGCCCCTGAAAAGAACTACGGGGGGATATTTTTTTCAGGGGTGTGCGGGGTCAAAGCAAGATCCACTCAAAAAAACGATCTTGATCGCCACCACCACGTTTCCGCAGGTCAGGGGCATGATCACGTCTACAGGGCCCTCGAATCCACCGACACCCACCTCCGGGGCCGCCTCATACCCGGCCTGATGGCCCTCCGGCCGTTGCATCTCCGGTGCGCCAGCCGGCAGTTCGCCCGGTCCAGCGGCGCCCCGCCGTGCGACAGCTGCACGACGTGATCGACGGTGCGGCTCATGGGGTGCGTGCGCGGCAACTCCTGATCAACCCACTTGCCGCAGATCCAACAGTCCGTCTCTTCAGCGAAGACCAAGGCTCTGAGCTTGTTCCATGCTGTGCCTGCACGTCCCTTGCTGTAGGCCATGGCTACCTCCACGCGTCACGTGGTGCGTACCCGTAGGGCTACTGGTAGGGCGTGGTGGGTGTACTGCTGGGTGGTGCTGTGGTGGGTGCCCTGGTGCTGCTCTGTACTGGAGCAGGGCAGTCCCTGGTGCAGCCTGCAGTACCCAGCACCAGCCGTACCGTGAGCACGGCCACTGTGACTGCACTCCGCATGGCCACCTCCAGCGTGCGTGCCATGCCCAAGCGCAGCTCACTGCTGCACGGTGCCGCCCAGCACCTTGGCCAACCTCGGGGCCAGGCGTTTACTGTCCGCCCTGGCTGCTGTGCTGGTGGTGGGGAGGCTGACTGCCCACGTATCACCGGTGACAGCGATACCGCCCATGCCCTGCGAGATACCCGTCCAGGCGTCCAAGGCTTTGGCGTTGGGAAACAGGTTGATCCCACTGTCCCCCACCGCAGGCTGGCCCGCCTTGTCGGAGACGGTGAAGTCGTAGGTGCTGCCGCCCACCTCGCTGATGTACGTGTCGTCGCTGCTCTTGTGCAGCATGGACACGGTGAGGCCGTGGGCCTCGAGCGTGTCGGCGATCTTCTGTGCGCTGCTGTAGTGGTGCGCGGCGGGCTTGCTGTCGCTGCATGCGGTTACTGCGGCCGTAATGAGCAGGGCTGCGCAGATGGCTCTTCGAAAGTGCATGGATCCCCCAGGGCTGGTGTGCCGAGGGGCATCATCCGTCGGTTGACGGGTTGCGGTCTAGGGCTGGGTCGGTGCCGTAGTCGCCGGCGGCAAGGCGTTCAGGCTGGCGGCAGAGCTACCTCTGCAGTGCGTGCACTGTGGTGGGCAGCAGCCAGAACGCAAGCCCCGCGTAGGCGATGCGGTCGCGCGGGGCGGTGGCGGGAAGCAGGGCGGCCAGTGCGAGGAGCACGAAGCCGACCGTGTAGCAGAACACTTCCAGCATGGACACCTCCGGAGTGAAGCCCCGCCGCCCGACGGGGGTGTTGGGCGGCGGGGCGTCGGGACGGCATGAGCGGCCAGCCCCGGCTTGGGGTTTGCGTCCGCCCGGACTCCCACTAGGACCGGGCGGACAAGGGGCCGAGCGCGTGGCGCTACGAGGCCCGAGCCTGCGCGACCACCCGCGCAGGGGCATTCAGGCGGCGTCGTGGAACTGGGTGCGGTGTGCCCGTTCTCGCGTGGACGCTTCCACCTTGAGGACGTCGAGGGCCCGGAAGCGGGGCCAGCCCCGGCCGGGATTCACGGGGGTGAGTTTCCCTCTCCGCTTCCACTGGTAGATCACGTCGCGTCCAACGCCTGCCGCTTCAGCGGCCTCTGCGACGGTCCACGTTTTGCGGGTGAGGTCTCCGTCCAGGTCGACCATGGGCGGGCACCTCCTCGGGTACGCGAAAGACCCCGCGCCGTGTGGCTGCGGGGTCTTCGTGGGCATGGTGATCCGTTCAGAAATCTGACACAGATTTGAACTACGGTCAAGCGGCCCGGTCGACGATGATCGCTCCGGCCATCTCGCGGGCGTGCTGGTCGTACTCGTCGCGGCTCAGCAGCACTTCGCATTGCGGGTTGCGGCAGGAGATGTAGGACTCGCCGTTGCTGTGCGACAGGCTCTTGAGGTGGCAGTGCGGGCACGGGGCGGTCTTCTGGACGCGCGGGTTGTCGCGGCGGGTGAAGAAGAGTGCGGACCGATGCCATCCGGCAACTTGGCCACCGGGGTTGGCGTTGTCGCGGTCGTGGGGTTCGACGGCTGCGGGGTGGTGTTGCATGGCCCAGTCCCAGTGGGCGAGGAGGATGCCAACGGTGTTGCCGATGAGTCGTCCTTCGGTGACGGCTTCCGGCCGTTCCTGGTCGTCCTTCCAGATGCCGCGCTGGACGAGGATGTCGGCGTGCAGTTCGGTCATCTCGCCGACGATGCGGTCGAGGAGGAGCCGGGATGCCTGCCCCGGCCAGACGGGTGCGCCGACGCGGCCGATGGTCCCGGTGATTTTCGCCGGGGTGCCATAGAGGGCTTCGAGGTGTATGGCGGTGAGGAGTTCGGGCAGTTCGGCGAGCTGGTGTCGTCCGCGGTCGACGCAGCCGCCGCATTGGACGGGCTGTCCCCAGGCGGGGGTGAGGTGGTGCTCGGTGCCGGTGTCGACGAGGGCTGCTTCGGCTCGGCGCCAGGCACTGTTGCAGGGGCCGGGGCAGGGCTTGGCGGGGTGGTCGTGCATGGTGCGGCTCCTCGGCGGTGGTACGGGAAGCGTGGGCACTACTGAGCCAATTGTGCACGAGAGGGTTGACACGGCGGGGAGATGGCATAGCGAAGGCCCGCCCCAGACTGAGGCGGGCCCTATGCGGTGCGGTTCATCGGCGGTCCGCGGTGGTGGCCCAGCGCTGCCAGGCGGCGAGTCCGGCGACGGCGGCCTGCTCGCGGGTGGTTTCGGGTCGGCTGCCGACGGCGGGTCCGATGCCGGGGCCGAGGTCGGCGATCCACCACTGCCAGCCGTTCCGCCCGCTGCGGGAGACCCCGCCGTAGGAGGGGGCGATGGTGACGAGGACGTTCCCGCCGGATACGACGTGCCAGTGGCGGGTGTCTCGCCAGTCGGGCGCTTTGACGAGCTGCGCGCCGCCGATGATGGCGGCGGCGCGCTTCGCGGACATGGGTCGGCGGGCGCTCACGCCCTGCCTCCAGCCTGCAGCGCCTCGAGGTGTCGCCGCAGGTTCTGGCTGGCCAGCGACAGGTCAGGCCAGGGGATCTCTTCCAGGTCGCGGTGGACGTCTCGCACGTCGCGGGCGGTGAGTTCGATGGTGACGATGCCGTCGTCGGCAACTTTGCTGACCTGCATGGGGATTCCTCAGCAGTAGTAGTGGTCGGACGGGTCGCCGTATTCGCCGCCCCGGTCGCGGTCGACCCAGTAGTCGGGGAGGGCGAGGCTGGCGTCGTCGTCGATGCCGATCACCGTCGCGGAGGTGAGGGGAGCGGCGAGGTCGCTCACGAACTCGTCGACCAGACCCACAGCCTCTTCCTCGGTGGCGGCGATCTGGCTGTAGACGATCGCGTGATGAGGGGCGCCGCGGTCGAAGGGCGTCTCGTCGAGGACGAAGCCCTCGATGAGGGTGCGGCCGTCTGTGAGGCGACGGGTGATGACGAATCCGCCGGCGGCCTGGGTGAATGGGGCGGGCATGGCGATCTCCTAGGCGGCGGGCGCGAGGCGCGGGGCCACGATGCGGTAGGCAGGCTTGCGGTGGTTCGGTGGTGAAGCCCGGCCCCGAAAGGCCGGGCGGGGTGGGTCGGCTGTCAGGCACCGGAGACGAGGCGCACCCGACGCTGGAACAGGCGCAGCGCGTCGCCTCGGTTGCGGGTGGTCAGCGCGACGTGCGAGCCCTGACGGACCCGGTACCACGTGCCGGGCGTACCCATGAGCCCGTGGTCGTCGGAGGCGACCTCCAGCGTGATCCCGGAGCGAAGCGTCTCGGTGATCCAGTTCATGTCGTCTCCCCTGCTGGTCTGCCTGGCGCGAGACTCCCCGCGACTTCCTTACGAACCTTACAGTTCAACCCGAGAGGTTCGCAAGGTTCTATCAGACCTTACAGATAGGGATCTTCGTAAGGTCTCCGCCTGGCGTTCCTTACAGACCGCCAGCGTCTTACACTCCTCACATGAAGAAGCCGCAGAGCGTCCCGGTCGAGCAGGCACGTAAGGAGTTCGCCGACCTCCTGGACGGCAGTCAGCACAAGGGGGAGTTCGCCGAGATCACCCGCAGAGGGAAGCGCTCAGGCATCCTCGTGCCCCCAGACTGGTACGACGCCGCCGTTGCTGCCATCGGCGAGAACAGGGAGCTGAAACGCCAGCTGGCCGAGGTGCAGGCCGAGGAGTCCGCGTGACCGACGGCCTGCCCGAGTGGCTGCGCGACCAACTCGACAAGGACGCAACCGAGATCGCAGACGACTACTCGGAAACGGGCTGGCATGCGCGCGGCTGCGAGTCGCTGCCCGACGTCCTGCACCCCGGCCGTGATACCGGCGCATGCGACTGCGGGGTCCCGGCCCGGGTGCTGCGGGAGATCGAAGCGAAGCGCGCTCTCGTTGACGAGTACACGCAGGCCGAAGAGTCACTGGACCGCTGGACGTGCCCTGACATGAGCGACGTAGGCCGAGCAGAAGGTCTGGGCGCGGCCATCGCCTTGCTCGCCGTGCCCTACGCGGACAGGTCGGGCTACCGCGAGGAGTGGCGCCCGTAGCCCGCTTCCCGCATTCCGCCCCTCCTCCCCCACCACCCGGGCACACTGCGGGTATGAGCGACGTCGTCTACATGGTGCGCGCGAAGAGCGAGGCCTCCTGCCAGCGGGAACTGGACCTGATCTGCGAGCGCATGGGGGCGGTACCGGTGACGAGCCCGACGG